AGCTAGAACAATGAAAGAACTAGAGAGCATGGACGACGACAGACTAATGAAATACATGCAAATTGTCCAAACCATGGATGCAATGAACAAGATCAGAGAAGAGGAAAACAAAGCAGAAGATGTGGCCATTACAGCGGCAGCAGAAAAAATGAACGTTGGTTTCCAATCTCAACAAACTTCTACACCACAACAAGGAGTAGATCAGCCAACTGGAGGAATATAAAAATGAAAGATGGCAGCAAACCCTATAAGGCAACTTACAAGGGCAAAGGAATGAATCTAAAAGACAACACCCAAGCGAGTGGTGTTCGTAAGATCAATACAAATGCCGAACAATACGATATCGGTAGAATCAATAAACTAAAAAGCAATAGCCAGGGATACCCTAGCGAAGCTTTTAACTATAAATATTAACAGAAGTTAAAAATATATGACACAAGAGACTGGGGAAACCCGCGACGCAATTATAGAAGACGACAACAAACAGATACAAGAAATTGTTTCCGCTAATGGTGCATTAAGAGATCCGTATTGGATCGTTGTTTTTGCAAAACCGTCCAAAGTTGCAATAGAAGGCAAGCCCACATTGATGAAACATATTAAAGCATACAAAACTAAGCCACCTCCACAGGTCGGGCAAATTGTAGGAGAGGTCGACAATACCAAGGGAACGATTACATGGGATGTCAACATGCCTCAAATACCATTTGATTTTGATGCTCTCCAAGGAGTTGGAGCTAAGACGTGCGATGAGGTAGTCGTAGAAACGACCTCAATTGCATCTGCTTATGTAACGAAATAGTGCCGCCAACTGTGACAAAACCACCATTTATTTGGGTCACATTGGGCGTAAATTAAGGAGAAACACGTGAGTGAAGAACAACCGATAATTTCGGGCGATCAAAACATGGAGGACGCCGCTCCAGTAGTTGACGATTCAGCAGATACACAACCTGAGCAACCGCAAACAGTTCCACTGGCCGCATTGCAATCAGAAAGGTCACAGAGACAACAGCTACAAGATGAACTCAAAATGATAAAAGACCATGTTGCGTTACTTCAAATAACACAGCAACAGGCAATTCAGCAGAACAATCAAAAAGATGATTTAGACAATTTAGAAGATGGCGATGTTCTAACCGTGGGAGAGGCTAAAAAGTATCTTTCGAGGATGAGCAGAAAGCATCAAATGTCGATTGAAGAATTGAAAATTATGCAAAAGCATACCGACTATCAGGAGATCATCACCAAGTATTTACCCGAAGTATTAAAAACCAACCCAGGGTTAAAACGCAGCTTAGAACAAACGCAGGATTACGAACTTGCATATCATTTGGCTAAAAATTCCGATACTTATCGGGAGGATAATAAGAGAAGTAAGAAATCCATAGAAGCACAACGCATAGTTGAGAACTCGCAGAAAGCGGGTAATTTATCAAGTATGGGAGCTACTACTCCTATTTCCCAAGCAAAACGATATAAAGACATGTCCACCGATGACTTCCGAGCATTAACGAACAAAAACCTTGGAATAATTTAAGGAAAACAAATGGCAATAACAACAGTAGCAGTTTTACCTCCTGCTGTGCGTGAGTAAGTTGTACTGCTCACGTTAAATCTCTTTTAATTGACTTGGAAGTCCTACAACAGGACGACAGGGGGCAAGCAATCTTAGGATGTGCAGCCTGAACGACTTAACAAAGAGACTCCGAAAGGAGATGCGAAAGTCTGATCATGATTATAGTTGAATAGAAAGATCATGAAGGGAATCCGAAGAGTTTCCCTCGCCATATAGATATGGTCAGTAGGTATAATCAAGCCGAAAGTAACAGCCTTGACTACGATAGACTTTTGTTGATGACAGCGTATCCTACGCTTGTTTATACAAAATTTGCTCAAAAACGAATACTCCCAGAAAAAAGCGGCGACACCATTATCTTTCGCCGTTTCTCAAAATTGGACACAGTTCCAATACCAATAAACGATGGCGTAACACCTCCTGGAGCTGCTTTATCAGCGTCAGACATCAAGGCCCGCGTATCGTTTTACGGAAATTATGTAACAATAACAAACCAAGTTCAGCTTACGGTTGAAGACAGAATCTTAAACGAATCTGCAAGGCTGTTAGCACAGAACATGGCACAAACGATGGACGAGGTGACTCGTGACGTTTTAGCAAGTACAACATCTGTACTACAATGTGAGAACGGACTGAACGGAGCGACCCCAACAGAATTGACCAAGGCTGATTTAGACCGCGTCACAAAATCATTATTAGGCAACGATGCCCAAATGATTTCTGAAGTGGTAAAAGCCGGAACAGGAATTGGAACAACACCAACTAGACCTGCATTCTGGGGTTACATTGATACAAATCTTTTAGATGATTTAGAAGCGGTAGCTAACTTTGTTAGTTCTTCTAATTATCCATCACAACAACCTGTTTTAGACGAAGAATGGGGAGCAACTGGAAACATCCGATGGTTATATACATCAGTCGGCAAGGTTTCAGCAGCAACTCCAGCCGTTTTTAGCAATCTAGTGGTTGGAAAAGAAGCGTATGCAGTAGTACATCTACGATCAGAGACTGGCGACTTCTATGTAGAACCATTAGGTTCCGCTGGATCAGCCGATCCATTGCATCAAAGAGGAAGTGTTGGATGGCAACATCCATTCGTCTCTAGAATCTTGAACGATTCATTTTTAGTAAACTTATTATCAACGCACTCATAAGGAGGAAATTATGTCACAAATGAAAGTTTGGGGATGGACTAATCCTGCGGCTGCGGTTGTAAGATATGAGTCTATAGGTTTTACAGTTGACGAAATCACTGTAACAAATATTACAGATGGGTGGCAGAAATACTGGAACTCATCTATGCCAGATGCTTCATACATCTTAGTTGATAGTGGAGCGTATACAAATACCAATGGCTTTACACCATTAGCACAATCAACAGCCGTTGGTGCAACCATATCAGGTTTCACTAATGCTAACCCAGGGGTTTTGACAGTCAACACTACTGGAGTATTTGGTTTTGCAGCTGGTGATACTGTAAAAGTATCAGAATTGGCTGACGACGCAACAGGCACTCTTAGTTTGAATAATACATTCACAGTAGCGTCTGTAACAGCGACAACAATTACTTTAGTGGAAAACACATCTGTAACTGGATATAGCGTCTATGTTTCAGGTGGTATCGTCATTAGAGTAAGTGATACTGACGGAGTAGGCATTCCAATAGAAAACCACGCAGTTGGTGGTATTTTGCTTGGAACTGATCCAGTCGGCGGAAACGACGATGTAATGGTTGCAGTAGCACATGGCAGTAATTCTGTAGTTTAAAAGCTACGAATAATAACACATCGGCGGGGAAATTCTTTCCTGCCGATTATACACGCGAGAAACAAATGAACCTAGAAAGTACAAATATAGAAAAAATCAAAAACCTTCCTATCGTGGGTTATAAACCAAAAAGTGAAAAGGAAGAGAACTATTTAAGAGAAGTTTGTGAGTTTGAATTTAGCAATCTAGAAGAACCCGGTCTTTCGAACAAATTTACATACGGTGGAACAAAAAACAATTATAAATTTCTGTTCTTCCATGGAGCAAAATATAAGCTACCACGATTTATTGCAAGACATGTCGAAAACTGCGTCACGCCTACTTGGAAGTGGCTACCAGACGGAACTGGAAGCATGAAAAAGAAGCAAACAGGAACAAAATCACGCTTTCAAATGCGTCAAGTCTTCGAATTATAGGGGGAAAACATGGCTACATGGACTTTATCGGATATTAGACAAAAGGTCAGACAAGTAACTGGAAGGTTATCACCCGAGGAGCTATCAAACGCTCAGATCGACGAATATATAAATAAATACTACCAATTTACTTTCCCAGCCGAGGTAAAGCTTGAGCAAAAGCACACTTATTATAGCTTTTTAACGACCGAAAATCAAGCTTATTACGACGCTCCCGATACAGGATATACAAACTTCGAACCTCCAGCGACCGTTAATAACTTAATGTTATTGTGGTATCAAGAGCCAGAAGTTTACATGGAGTCAAACCCACTTCAATATACATTTTCGACTCCTTGGACAGGGGACGGAGTTACTGTCACCTTTACAACAAGCGTCACTGGTTTCCCGATTTATCCAGGAACGCTAACTGTTTACGATGGGACAGAATCATTCGAGGATACAGACCAAGATTGGACAGCGGCAAATGTGACTTTGACTGGAAGCGCGGGTGGTTCAGCCACGATCAATTATGACACAGGCTCAGTATCGGTTACATTTAATGCAGCCCCAAGTGATGGGCAGAACATTTTCTTGAATTATGTTCTATTCAAAGCTGGTAGGCCACAATCGATATTATATTATAATAATCAATTTCAATTGTATCCACCCCCTGACCAAGCTTATGTGATTGACATGAAAGCTTATAAAATAGTGACAGCGTTAACAAGTGCAACGCAAACCCCCGAATTAAGCGAATGGGGGCCTACAATCGCCTATGGAGCTTCAAGAGACATATTCTCCGACTTTGGTGAGAACGACGCTTACGCAGAGACTACGGTGCTTTATAGGGAGCAGGTTTCATATATACTAACAAGAACGGCTCAAGACCTGATGAATACCAGGACAGCGCCACATTTTTAATTAAGAGGCTATTATGGTTTGGGACAAAACACTACCGTCAAACACATCAAAGATAAGAAACATTGGAGTAGAGGTACGCCCTAACTGGGATGCCATCGAAAGCGGAGATTCGACTCTTAAGCCACAAGCAATCAATTTGGCCGATAGAACGCCACTGGTTGCACCGAACGACCCCACTGCTATTGCGGCTTCGGTAATTCTTTATTCCAAGCAAGATGCATCAGCTAAGCCACAAGTTTTTGGTATTGACCCTGATTCTGTTATTACACAATTGACGGGGATTTCACCAACTTACACCGAAGGTGCTAATGGCGGAACAGCCGGAGGCACTCTTAATAAAGTCGTAAGATATATAGACGCTACCACTAGAATTGTAGAATATTCTGGTACATCTACTGCTTTTTCTGGAAATGGAACGGTAACTTTCCCGGAAAACTTCACAGTTATTTACACGGGAGTAGCCACGTCAGCCGACGTAAACGTTCAAAAGATATCAGCATTAAAATCAACCTCTGGACTAACACTTAGAACTGAGAATTCAGTCCAAGTAAGCTGGTTTGCTCAAGGAAGAATAACATAATGCCATTACAAAGTGCGTTAATAGCGCCATTTAAAACTGGTCTTGATACGGACTTAGATCCGTGGATAGCACCACCAGATTCATTTTCGGAGGCGAATAATGTTCACATACATCACGGATATATTGAAAAAAGACAAGGATATGGGTTCTTTGGGGTACTTGAACCCATGGGAGCTACTGTTGCAATCACTGGGCTTACAAATGCGGATACGGGCGTAATAACAACAGCCCTTGCACATGGGTACAGTACGGGAGATAAAATATATATCACAGCCGTCACTGGAATGACAGAAGTGAACAACAAAATATACACGATAACTGTTTTAAGTCCAACAACATTTTCAATTAACTTAGACACAACGTCCTTAACTGCCTATGCAGGTGGTGGAACGACTGCTGTAACAGACGTAACTACCGACAGAGTTATGGGTATCACCAGATATAACCAACCTGGCGGCGGTAAAACAACTATCGCATTCAATGCAAGCAAAGCCTATCGGTATAACGACGCAACAAGCACGTTCGTACAGCTAGACGCTGTTGGGGCTAATATATTTAATTCAGGAGAAGAAGATTATGTCTGGTCAACCAACTGGCAAAGCGGGAGCGACGCACGGGTCAATCGACTCTACTTCACCAACGGACTTGTCGGAACTCCAACAAATCCACCTACAGCAGATGGGATTAGATATTATGACGAAGCTGTCAGCACTACAACCACAACGCAATTTAACCCTACTCTTAGTCCAGCCGTACCAGCAACACAAAGGACCATGGTTGGAGCGAAACTTCTTTTTACAATTGGACAGCGGTTAGTAGCTTTAAGCACAAATGAATACACCGGCCCTGGAGCTGGAACGGTCACCAATTACCCTCAACGGGCGAGATGGTGTGCTAAACAGAATCCCGAGAACTTTCAAGACACAGTAGCGGGTGGCGGCGGTTTCGCCGATGCTGCGACAGGCGATCAAATAGTGTCAGCAAGGGCCATTCAAAATCAAATTATAGTTTTCTTTACAAATTCCGTATGGTCATTAGTCCCAACAAACGACCCAAATAGAGCCTTTAGATGGCAGCGAATAAACAACTTCAGGGCATGCGACGGAAGGATGGCAACAGTTGGATATGACCGATATGTTGTTGCACTAGGAAACAGAGGCATAACTGCAACAGACGGTGTCGAAACAAGGCGCATAGACGATCGACTAGAAGCTTTTACAACAGATGTTATAAATTTTGGTGAATTTGGGAAGGTATTTTGTGAACGAAGCTATGCTAACACTAGATGGTGGACTCTTTTTAATGACAATGATGTCACTGATAATGAGAATAACTCTGCATTAATTTACGATGATATGTCAAAGGCCTTTACGACGTATACGATTAAAATAAACTGCCTTGGATATGGTGACTTCAGCCGTGACTATGGACTTGACGATTTCACGATAGCGAATGGCTTTTTTGACCCAGCCACAGGCGAAGAGTTATCTCTAGAAGATTACGATGAAGATCTAATATTGCAGTCATATTTCTGGCAAGACGGACAAGAGGCGCTACTTGGTGGCGATTTAAACGGCTCTATATTCATCATGGAGCAAGACGGCGACGACTACGGGGGTGATATTAGCTCAACATTCACAACGGCCGCTTGGAACCCCTTC